GGATTGGGATTGTCTGCGTCCAAGCGTGTCATTTGCACAATACGTTCCAGGTCTGCCAGCACTGACTGACCATTGTCGGTGCTGAATAGTTCTCTGTAGTTGGCTTTCATTTTTCAATACCTCTCCGGATTGCATGTCTCTGTTTCATTGCGGCACTGATCCGAGCACGGTGCTCTTCAGATATAGTTCTGCCTTTGTTGGCAGCAACAATTTTGTTCCAGCCTTCTTCGGTCAACTCACCATGATACGTGCCTGTTCGTGCGGCACTGATCCGAGCACGACCCTCTGCAGTCTGTGAAGGTGGAAAAAGATTTGCGTGTTTTTTTCTTCCATCCCAGAGCCTAAACTCGGACCATGGCACTTGTGTGCCATTGGCCAGGGTCACCATGATTTCAGGCACTGTGCTCATTTTGCACCTCCTGAACGCTGTGGCAACAAACCTTCTGCACGAGCTTGCCAGTTTTGCTTGTCCGCAGTGTAGATATTGCACAGGGTGTCCAGGGCACGAAGATTCACTGCCTTGCTCATTTTGTTGTTGTCTACCCAGTCCAGCAACATAGTAACTTCTCCTGTGCTAAGGTTGCGACTGTCTAGCATGCCTTTTGCATATACCATGTAGCATACCATGGCCATCTCGTCGTCAATAGTGGGCCTAGCCAGGATGCTTTGGTAGCCGCGTGTGTCTAAAGCACTGAGCTTCTTAAGCATGCGTGGATTCTGATTGTCATAGCCCACATTGGTAGCAATGATAACACCGCCATTGAACACAAACGATGTTGGCACTTGTGCGGCAGCCAAGAAATGTGTTTTGGTATGCCAGTTCAGTGTTCTCACCGGGATAGAGTCCATTGCGGCCTTGAGCAAGTTGATGCCATCAGTGTCATTGTAGATACTGTCCGCGTCATCCAGGAACACAACACAACCTTGCTCACGGAAGCGATACAATTCCATGTATAGATCCAGAGCGGATGATTTGTTGTTGATCTTGATCCAGGCGTCGCCGGCATGCTGAACAAGACTGGCCTCAATGTTATAGGTCTTGCCTACACCGCCTGGGCCTTTGGCTACTAGACTACGAGACTGGCCTAGAGCAATTTGCTCCACTGCCCAGTCCATGTTGTTGTAGCAGGCGTCAAATTCGCTAAAGCGACTGCTGTATGTTTTTTTGTAAGACATTCGGTTCCTTTTGGTTAAGTTAAGTAGACCTGCTTTTTGCAGTTCATGTTATTATTGTAGCATAAACGGATTTATTGGTCAAGCAGTTCAAATGTAGTAATAATTAGTTACATTGCGTTTGATGCGTCTAGCCAGGGTGCAACAGGCTATGCCCAATTGTCCACTGGCAATTGTGATACTGGCAAACACGCCAAAAGGCGTATGCACTGCTTTGGCATTGTTGCCCGGGCCAGAACGATTCTGTGCGGATTTGGACTGTTTAGCACGAGTCTCTTCTGAGGCAGTGCGACCTTTGGTAGTGCGACGCAGGCCTGCTTCACGTTCAAGTTGTTGACGAATGCCATGTGCTTGTTTTTGCTCCTCGGTCCATTTGCGACCTGGAACACCTTTAAGCGCACTGGGCTTACCAACTTTGGCTGACATGGCCTTACGATGATTGGCACGCTGTGAATCCGACCAGTCACGGGCCAGGTGTGTGGTGGAAGCAGATTGTCGGATTCTGTTGCGGTCTGCGGCTGTCATCACAAGACTTGCTTGTTTCTGGGCACTCCAGCTACGGAACTCTGTCCAGGTCACTTGTGTGCCATTTGTCAAAGTTACCACTAAGTCCAATGGTGTATGCGACATGCAGGGTCCTCTGTGTTTGTTGTTGATCTGTTCATAGTATAGCACAGGTTGAATATTGGGTCAACCCGTTAGTGCTGGGTCTGTGCATAAACTGCATCAACTATTGGGCCCTGGGTCATAACTGTCAGCACTACACGTGATTTGGCACCAATGATCATCACAATCTTAGTGCCAGGAATAGTGCAATACCATGATTCTACTGCACCATTTTGGGGGCATGTGTAACTGCGGCTTTTTTTGAATGCTGTTGTGATGTTCACTTCTTTGTCCGTTGAAATTGGTGTGTTAAGACGCTGTTGCATACGTTGCGCGGCGTGGTAGCTAAAAATTACTTGCATAAAATGCCTTTTAGGTTCTGTTCGGTTCTTATGGGGTGTTTTTTGATCCCATACAAGTATTATAGCAAAAGGCAATTTATTGGTCTACCTCCATGAAAAACCCTGCTTTTTGCAGGGTTTTTATGTGGTTTTAGTGTGGCATTTACGCAACAACAGCGATTATTTCACAGGATCCGCTGAATGTCAAATGCTGTAGTGTCAAACCATTGGTTATACTTTTTAGCCTGTGCTTCTGCAGTGGCCCGGTTGTTCCAGGTAGAGCGTTGATATTTGATGGCATCCTGTGTCCAACTGCTTCTGCGAGCAGTGACATAAGCACCTTGATAAGTCAAGATCCACAGGCCTGGCGGGGTCATCACAGTGAGTTCAGTGCCGCCCGGCAACTGTGTGGAGCGGAGTTGGGGTCTGCCTGCTCTGCTCATGTCTGGCTGCGATCTAGACGTCGCTGTTGTGCTCTACTGCGATAACCTGTGCTTCGCATGGCAGCCTGCTGGGCTGAGTGTTCTGATCTGGTAATGATCCGCACATTGTCAGGTTGCCAGGGCAGATCAGTATCCACACGTGTCATGCAACGGCTGTTGGCAGTGCGACCTTTCAAGTGCCAGTGCGGTGCCCAGATCTGTTTCCAAGGCTCAAAATCCAATGCCCATGGTTCCGCACGATAATGTGCTTGATTTCGCTGTTGTATCCACACACGATAACGAGCATGTTCCGCCGGATCTGGTCCTGTGGCCCACACATGTGGTCTTGGTCCACGACTCTGTGGTCTGGGTGCTGAGTTTGACCATGCGGGATTTGCCGGCACAAACTGTGTGAGTCTGTAGTGATCTGGATTCACACAGGCAGGATCACCACACTGATTCCTCATGCGTTCACAGGGACCCAGGTCGCGTCCCAAGGCTCTGCTCTGTGCCCATCTACGAGCAGCGGTATACTTATTCAGAGTGTTATCCCAGTATACCGCATAGTCCTGTTGATTGCGAACTCCGGTCCAGACCCAGCAGTCATCTGCGTTCTCTACCCACAGTGCATCAAACGCCAGTCCTTTGACTCTTCTACGACTGCTGTTCATACCGGCTCTCCTGCTGTGTCAAACAGCTCAGAATATTGATTTGCTTGACCCGTTCGTTGTGCCAGATCCAACTGCACAAGATCCAGTGCTTCTGCCTGGTCCCGCAATTCAAAGGTGCATTTGGCACGTGAGTCTGCTGTGACCACATGTGTGCCACGCCGTGTGAGTCTGTCAGTTCTTTTTAGATCTCTATACACACCCCAGGGGTTTGAATCTTGCACCACGTGATCCCATCCCGACCTCCGAAAGTTTGTGTAGCTGCTGTCCACTGTCATTTCGTGGTATGTGCTGTCATCCACACAGTAAAATGTCAGTCGCCACATTGTGACCGCATTGAGTCGACTGGGCTGTGTAGTTCTATCAATTAGAATATATTTCATTGGATTCCTTAAAGGCAGTGTTTTTTTATTTATAACATATTATACTGCAATCAGATTTATAGCACTAGTGGTTTTGGCTGAATCTGTTGGAGTTACTTATTGAGATGAGTTGCACTCATCTATCAAGTGCTTCGTAAACTCAGCACTTGATTGCCTGCATCTCTCTTAGAGAAAAACACATGAGATAGATGATGCGGTGTAAAACGCCAAAGGAATGGCTAATGCAATAGGACCTTAAAAAAAAGTCTAGTATTGCATCAGCCCTTCCGACAAGGCATTTCAACCATCATCATCCTGTGATGCGGCGGTTCCCCCAATTGGGAACTCTTACTGGAACTTACACAGAGACTTGCGGGCGAGACCTTTGACTATAGCCTACTCGCCAATCTTCATTCCCAAGGAATTAACGATTTCTCCACGGCACTCTCATTGTTCCCCTTATGTGTAAGTTTCTGGGGTGAGCAGGATCCTTTAGCCATCATATCGTGATCCATGTTTTCAAGTTTGGCGGGTGCCAGAATATGCCTTAGTGATTGAATTTTATCTAGTTGTGTTTGTGTTTGTTGCCTGCGGTCCAAACAGTTCTGTGCGATCTGTTCAAACTTTTTGTATGCTTTTTTGCTGAGTGCTTTGCGATCTCGAATTACAATGCTCCAGTATGCCTGGAAGCAGTTGTAATCTACAGCATTACTTCGGTATTCTGCTTCAAACTCGTCCTGGAACTGCGTAAGAAACACGATATCATTGTAGTGCGGATGACCTTCGATTGTGTCCACAGGAATACCTTTTTTCTGGCACCAGGCAGCAACACGCCAGTTCTGGCGAGTGTGTTGGTGATCAAAGGAATAGTATTTTTCTGCTGAAATGAAATCTCTTGTCATACACAAGTATATATGACACAAACAAAAAAAGCAACGATTTAGGCGGTGTATTGAGCCAAAACAAAGCCCAGACTGGCTGGGCTTGGTTTGGTGAAATAGGTGTTATCAGATCCAGGCGGCTGTATTTAACAGAGATTGGATTTCAAATGGCACCATAGCGTGAACTGTGATGTGGACTCTGCCGCTGAGTCTGCGTTTCAGTTTCTAAGAAACTCCGGATCTGATAACAGTGTTATTTAGCACACACGGCATATTACCTTGCAGAAACATAAAAAAAGCCCAGACTGGTTAGAGCCTGGGCAAAAGAAGGAACACACAATATGAGTTGTTATTATAGCTGTTCAGTGTGTTCCTGTCAAACAGTTTGGCAAAACTGCCAATTCATAAGTAATCAATGCTACCCAAATTATATAATCAACGCATTGCCGAAGTGGTCACTGCTTGGCACCGCTGTTGCTCTTGTCCCTTGTGTTCGGAGCCTGCGGCTTGGCGAATCAACTGGCGTCGAGCCAAAGAACAGGCCTGGCGTAGAACTGCCTGCAGCCATCGTGTGCCGGTTATACCACGACAAGATTGATCATCAGTCCATTGTGACTGAAACGTTGCCAATACCAAAGGTCAGGCTGTTGCCGTTCAACACGGTCTGTGCAGTGCTGAGTGGGCCATAATACAGGATGTTGCCACTGGTAGATGCATCTGCTATGCTCCAGGCCACTGCTGTGACCCAATTTGCAGATGCAGGACCAAAGGTCACGTTGCCTGTGTTGGTGGCCACACCTGACGTGACTGAAAATGCAGTGGCCTGTCTGGCATAACTGCTGCCACTCAGTTCTGTGCCGCTAGTTGAGTCTGTGGGTGCCACTGAATACAGGGCTGTGTATACTGTGGCCGGAGTGGTGTAACTCACATTGCCCAAGGTGGCGTTTAGTAATGCGTTTTCTAAATAATTGCTTGCTGACATAGTTGTTCCTTAAAATGCTACCAGTTGTGCTGCTGCGCCTGAACTTGCATTGTCCGACTGCACCTTGCCACCGGCAGGTGCACGTGATCCTGTAGGCACATTGAATGAATAACCTGTGGCAGTGTTGGTGCCGTTGTCGGAGTTGTAGGCCATCCAGGCCTGTTGACTGCCCACAGTGGTGTTCACAGCCGAGCCTGTTAGACTTGCATAATACACAGCAGGATCCAGGGCCACTCCCCAGTTGACCCATTGACTGGCCAGATTAAAATCACTCATGTAGTATTGATCAAACTCCACAGGAGAGACTCCCTGAGGATACCAAAACGGTTGATAGTTGTAGGTGGCTGCAAAGGCTGGATCCCAATAATACTGATTGGTCAACAGTCTATCCAACAAGGTGCCAGAAAATGCTGTGTCGGATTGTTGCAGCACAGCACCAGTGGCAATGTCGCTGATCACCAGTCTTTGGTAATTGGTGTTGGTGCCGCCGGTCCAGTTGGCAAAACTTGTGACAGTGTCAGACACACTGACCACAATGCCCAGCCAGGTGTTGCGTAGGGAATTGAAATTGTTGAATGTCACAGAATTCTGTCCAGAAGTGGCTGGTGCAGTGATCAACGAATACACACCATTCTGAACCATAGCACCCATAAAAGGAAAATAATTGGCGCTGGAAATGTTGAATCTATCGTAATACAAGGCTCCGCGTTGTGTGCCGTCTGAAGGTGCAGTGGTCAAGTAATCAGTGCCATACTGTATGGTCATAGCCAAGGTGCATTGCCGACCATTGGTGGTGATGCCTGTTTGATCAAACGCTGCACTCACAGTGGGCGGAGTGAAGGCCAACAATGTTCCTGTGCCAAACACAGCAGGATTGTCAATGAAGTTGCGTGGTGTTGTCGGAAAAGCCGCGCTGTTGGCTGTGGTGATGTTCACAGTGGCACGAGCACTCAGTGCACCTGTCCACCATCCTGCATATTGACTGGCTCGATTGGTTCCTAACATGTTATGTGAACGCTGGTGAAATTGTGGTCAGATACGCAGTGGCTGAGGTGCCAGGGTCGTAGTAAGCAGTGATGGATATCATGCTGATGGCGTTGGCAGTGGCTGGCACTGTGCTTACACCTGCTGCGTATTTGTAACCAGTGCCTGTAGGCATGGTAATGGTTCTGCCAGTGGAATCCTGTTGCACAATCACCGTGACTGTGTCAGTCTGATAGCGATTCACTGCAGTGGGCACTCCGCCACCTGTGGGTATGTTGGCCACTGTGATAAAGCCAGTAAAACTCATGGTGGCTGCTTCTGATACTGTGTAGTATTGCACCTGGCTGTTGGCCTTGTTGACCACAACAGCACCGGCACTACTGCTGAGGCTGTAACTGCTTTCTTGATACTGTGTCAGTGCACCAAGACGATTTTTGTTGGCGTTGTCTTCGTTGTAGATGTTCCAGTAGTTGGCAACTCTGGTAGTGTTGCCCGATGATATGCCAAACGTGTTGACAGATCCAGGTGTGTAGTAGTTGAAAATGTTGCCCACATCTACTGCTCCAGATCCAGGCTGGTGATTGGGTGCAGCCACAAACAACATGGCTGTGGGCATCAAAGCACCTTGAGCAGTGTTGCCTGAACTGCCAGAATATATGCCGTAGGCATTGCCAATTCTACTGCCATTGCTTACAGCAACAAAACTCACTATGGATGATGCTGTGGCCAAATTGGCATTGCCCACGTTGGCACTTTGACCTGCAGACAGGCTAATCGCTGCACTGCGTGCCAATAAAGGACTTGATTGAACCGTGTTGCCGTTTTGAATGAATACTTCACTGGTAATGCCCTGCAAGCGACTGTTCACGTTGGCGTTGCCGTAGGTGGTGACACCGTTGAGATCATAATACACAGTGGATGCCAGTTCAGTTTTTCTTGCACCGTTGTCTGTGGCTGTGAGCAGATCCATCAGGCTCAATCTTGTGTTGCGCTGGTTGTTGGTCAGGTATGTGGTGCTGTAGTTGCCACTGTAGCCATTGCCTATGATGATTGTGCTGGGTGCTGTTGATGCAGCAGTGGTGTCTGTCCATGTGTTGGCAGTGTTGATGATGCTGCCTGTGGTGGTGATGTTGCCCAGTTGCACACGTCCAGTGGTGTTGTTGAATGTCATGGCCACATTGCCAGCAAACACACCGCCGTCGTTGAACTGTATCTGTGTGTTTGATCCGCCTGCAGAAGTTGTTATGCCTGTGAGTTGTGATCCATTGCCTAAAATGTAGTTGCCAGTGATGTTGCTAGTGGCACTCACAATGCCAGCAGTTAAAATATTGCCAGAATCAACGTTGCCAGTTACACTTAAACTGGTCAACACACCTACTGAAGTAATGTTGGCTTGTGCGTTGCCTGTCACAGTGACGGCTGTGTTTGCAGAACCTGCAGAGCCGGCTGAGGCTGCGTATGTGGCATTAGCCACTACACCTGTGACATTGGCACCGGTGATGTTGGTCAATAAACTTCCGTTGCCAATCACATAACTGGCAGTAACGTTGCCTGTAGTGCTGATACTGTTTGAACCAAATGCAGCCAATAGACTCACAACATCTGCATTGCCATATGTGGCAGGCAGGCCTGTGAGTTGTGATCCGTTGCCTAAAATGTAGTTGCCAGAAACGTTGCCTGTGGCACTTATGGTGCCTGCTGTGAGCACATTGCCTGAGGTGGTGTTGCCACTTACACTTAAACCTGTGAGTGTTCCCACAGAGGTAATATTGGCCTGTGCCGCACCTGTGACTGTGGCTGCTGTTGTTGCTGAACCTGAACTAGTAGCAAAGGTAGCATTGGCCACTGTGCCTGTGACGTTGGCACCTGTTATGTTGCTCAGTAGCGATCCATTGCCCTGAATGTAAGCACCTGTGACATTGCCGGTGGCACTGACTGCACCTGCTGTGTTGACATTGGCTGCGGCCACATTGCCTGTGACTGATACACCAATATTGGTTGCCCAAACATTGGGTGTGGATAGATATTCCAGTGTGGCATATTCTGTGCCTGCAGGACCTACTCCTATGCCACCACCATTTGCACTGGCTGCTGTGGCTGCGTTGTTGGCCACATTGATGAACTTGTCATTGATGGTGACCACATTTGAATTGATGAATGTGGTGTTGCCGGACACAGTCAGGTTGCCTTGCACCACTGCATCAGCAGTCACAGTGATGTTGCCAGCAGTGACATTACCACTGGTTGAAATGGCATTTGAACCAAAAGCACCCATCAAACCCACAACATTGGCATCGCCATATGTGCCAGCGAATGATATAGGTGTGCCGTTGGCATAACGATAGTTGTCTGTGAGCACACCACCTGCGGCAACATTGCCTGTGACACTGAGGCTGCTTAGTGTGCCAACACTGGTGATGTTGGCCTGTGCGGCATCAGTCACTGTGCCAGCAGTGGTGGCTGTGGTAGCAGATCCTGCATTTGCGGCATAGGTGGCATTGGCCACTGTGCCTGAAACGTTAGCACCTGCTACAGCATTGGCTGAATTAGCAATAGTTGCTGTGTTGGCAAAAGAAGCTGTATTTGCATTCAGTGCATAGGTGGCATTGGCCACTGTGCCCGAAACATTAGCACCTGTGACTGCGTTGGCACTGTTGGCCACAGTGGCAGTGTTGGCAAAAGAAGCTGTATTTGCGTTCAGTGCATAGGTGGCATTGGCCACTGTGCCTGTGACATTGGCACCTGCAACTGAGTTGGCTGAATTTGCAATGGTGGCTGAGTTGGCAAAAGTGGCAGTGTTGGCTGTTAATGCAAAAGTGGCATTGGCCACTGTGCCAGTGACATTGGCGCCAGTGATGGCACTGAGACCAGATCCGTTGCCGATCACGTTGCCGGTTGTGATGTTGCCTGTTGTGCTAATTGCATTTGAGCCAAATGCAGCCATCAACGCTACCACTTCTGCATTGCCATAGGGCGAAGCATTGGGTGTCAAGATGGTTGCGTTGTATTCAATGGTGATGGGAAAACTGCTGGTATCTACTGTGATGTTCTGAGTGGTTTCATCCACTGTGATGTTGGCAGTGTCCTCTTCGGTGATAATGACAGTGTAACTCATATCAAGCCACCACTAGAGGAGTATAAAGCGGATTGGTGCTGAGTGTGGGGTCTCCAGGTGTGACATCAGGTTCCCAGGCATTGACCAATGCAAATCGATGTTTGTTAACATTGGTAATGGGTGAATTGGCATCTGTCCAGGCAAAAGAGAACACAGTGATGGGCACGTTTTTACGTGCATCCGGAATGATAGGACCAGTATACATTAGGTTGGGGTGAAACACTCGCACAGTGCCTGTGGCAGCATTGAACACAGTGGGCACATAGATACCACCTGCAAACGCAGACAGATCAACCTTGGCAAATGTGCCAATGATGGTGCTGTTGGAAAAATTGGGTTGACCTGTGTAGCGTTGAAAGGTCACTGTGTCCACAACCACCACTTGAAAGTCTGCACTAAAGGTCCAGCCAGTGATGTCTTGTTGAAAATTGTATATTAAGGTGCGACGATTGGTGGGAAACCACTGCTCGCATTTGATTTGATCTGGTCCGCCAACGTATTGTTGGAAGTCTAATACTCCGCTCATTGTGCTCTCCTAAGGGTGATGGCTGCACCACTGAGGCAGTGCAGGTATCAGTATTTATAGAGAATTATCTTATTTTGTTCAATGTTAGTTTCAGACCTTGCCCACCTATAATATTAAAGTTGGTATAAAATATCTTACTGTAAACATCAATACCAGATCTTACCCAATACATGTCTAGGTCATATGTTGGAAGAATATAAGCAGCAATATAATAACTACCTGCTGCTATGCCTGGCATCAATATTCTCACACTGTTAAATTGCCAGTCAATTGTGGCGCTGGCAATTTGTGATCCCGGACTAGCAGGAGTGCCAGTCCATAAATCTATACCCATTGGCGGCTGTGCAATAAAAGGATTTATTTGACGTATTGTTCCTGTGCGATCTTCAAATCTATACTGCATCTCGCACAAAGGTGTGGTCACATTTATATCTAATAATTTACAAGCAGTGGCCAAAGTAAATGGTATAGGAATGGCGTTGGCTATCACTGTAGCCAGGTCATATCCGTCAGCGTCTGTGTAGCCAGCGGCCATGTCATTTAACCGTGTTTCTGTGTTTGCTACTCCAAAATCCGCTGATTGAATAGTGCTGGAATCCATTCCTCCTACGGTAATTAGTTGATTTGCTAGAGTGTTGCTGCCATCACCAGAACCAAACAGGCTGGTCAATTTGCTCAACAACAATGGCAAGGCCAAGCCGTTGAGATTGATTCCATTCAGTTCTGTTCCATCACCAATTTTATCAGTGACCTGAACCGGCACAAAAGGAATCAACGCACTCACAGGACTGAAAGCACCAGCCGAGGTGCTGTTCACAGCTCGAGTTTTCACATACACATTGCCTGTGTCCTGATTACTGATGTCCAGGGTCACTGTGCTGCCTTCTGTGAGAAACACACCTGATGTGTTGGTTTGTGTGCCAACCAGGTTGTAAGTATTACTGGCATTGCCAGTGGTCAACCAAAATTCCATTGCTGAAATCACACCAGATGGCACCACTGTGTTGATCACCAGTCTGGGTCTGGCAGCACTTTGATAAGAGGTCACTGTGGGCTGAAGCGGAGTGCCAATGTCACCTGCTGTTATAATGCCGTTTTCTGTAGTTAAAATGTATTGATTTAGATTGTTCTCATCGTATACGTCAGCACTATACAAAATGGCTGTGATGGTCAATGTGATGCCCAGTTCTGCTGAATCCTGTTCTCTTATTTCGCTGATTCTATACAGTTCGGCTGAGAGGCCTATGGGTTCAGAAGTCACTGTGATGATGTCTCCGGCCTTGAGTCCAATACTGCTGTAGTCTGTTTCAAACTGTATGATCTGATTCACTCGATTCTGTTTGAGATCTCTAAATCCAATCAATCGAGCCTGCACCTGATTGTTTACCAAGGGCAAAGTAATGTCCAAAACATTTTTTACTTCGTTGGGATTCCATTCGGCCTCGGGCAAGGCTATTTCAATAAAGTCTGTGTTGTTTTGTATGTCATTCAACGGATAGGTCACTTTGACTGCATTGTAAAGATCTTCTAATCCTGTGCCATTCATTCTGATGCCACCAATGATGTTGCTGTGATCAAAGGTCTTTATGCTACTGCCGGGCTGATTGATCACCACACTCCACTTGCCTGAATAGTTGTCAAAAGTCAACCAGCCACCGCAACTGTTGCAGATATCTTCGAGATTTTGCAATGCAGTTTTACTGGTGTCAATCACACCGTTGATGGTAAATCTTGATTGTGTAGCCATATTAAATTCCTGTAGTCATTGGATCAGCATCCAGTCATCATCATACGAATATTGCCGGTGAACTGGCCCAAGGGTTGGGGGGTGAATGCCACCCCTGCTGTATAGGGATTGTTGTCTTGATACACAATGTCATCCAGTAAAAAATCTTGTAAAAACGGGGCTGTTTGCGTGTCACTGACAGGGCCGCCGGGTCGACCAAAGCGAAATTTATTCCAAGGATAGCCACTGATATAGGGTATGGCAAAGCCAGGGTTGCCGAGGCCTTGTCCACTGAATGCTGAGGTTTGTGGTTGGCCGTTGACCCAGGCCGCAATCGGGGCCACACCAGACGCAACAGTAGGTCCTCGTTGCACTGCTATATGATTCCAGGTATTGAGCTCAAATCCCCCACCCAAAACCAACCGCTCAGTGTAATACCCACCTGACACTACATAACCGTCGTTGGGGAGAACAAAGCCGCTGCCTCCTGAAAACTGTATGGACAATACAGCATGGCCGGCTGGAATGCCGCCGCCACCAACTGAATTAAACAAGGTTAATATTTTGTTAGGTGATACTCCGTTGAAATACACCCAGAAGGCAAAATAACAAGTATCAGGCACTGTGCTGCCTGCTGTCAAGTAAGGTCTGTGATTTTGAAGGCCTGTTTGGTTGCTAAGGCGTATGCTGATAGGACTGTATTTTACATTAGTGGTCACACGAGCTGCCGCTGGTGTTATTGTGTTGCCCAGGGTTTGGAGTAAAACATTGCCACTTGCACCGGAATAAGTGCTGAGTGAAAAACTGGTGTTGGCAGTATTGGCTTGAGCATTACCGGTTGTGTAAAGCTGTCCCACTGGAAGCGGACCTGCATCGTTTGCATGCTGAGCTACTATTTGATTGATCATGGGTATTGTGACATTGGTTTGAAGGATATTGGCAGTGGTCTGAGTCTGTGTGAATACCAGGCTGGCGTTGGCAGTGCTGAGTCCATTGGGCACAAACAGCACATTGCCAATGGCAGAATTCACTGCGGCCTTGTTGCCGGTCAGCGTGACTGAACTGCCACCCAGGGTGTTGCCTTGATACAGATTGCCAATCACAGTGTTGCCCATATTGAACGTGAGTGAATAATTTTTACCCACTGCTTGATCAGTCACAGCAAACGAATTACCTGAGGTCCACACATTGAATGCAATGTTGCCCACATCACTGTATGTGATGTCGGATGGATAACTGCTTTCCGCATGTGTTGCCGCAATCTGCAGAGCAATGTTGGCATAGCCCAGATCAGTTGAAGTGGTGTTGTTGTAGATGTTCACAGCCATCACAGCATTGGCTGCATAGTCATCTGCAGGAATAAATGCAATGTTGCCCTGCAATCTGGTGTTGATTTGAGTTCTTGTTCCTGTTGATACAATAGTGTTGCCCTGCTGTGCAGTGGCATTGAGTAAAATGTTGCCAGAATTAGTGGGCACAAGACCAAAAGTAAATGTATAATTTTGATCTGCTAGATCCGAAAATCCCATACCATCTATCTGCACAGTGGTGTCTTCATCAAAGCTCACTGTGTTGGGACGACTAAACCCACCTGGGATCACATCCACTTCAGTGTAAAAACTTCTGGTGTTGCCCAGTTGATCATTCGCAGTGGTTTCCATCACAAAATCATCTGTTCGCAACGCAGGTAGTTCCACCACGCCATTGGCAAACAGTTCATTGTAGTCGGCCACTGTCCACATGCCCTGCGCTACCCAAGCACCTGCGGTAGGATTGGAAATTGTGATGTTGGCATTGTTGCCCACATATTGAATAGTGTTTATACAGGCTCCGTTGAGATCTGGCTGTGCAATAATGCTCACAACCAAGGGCTCCAATGGATTGGTAAAACTTATAATGGGCTGCCTGTTTTGCAAGGTAAAAAACACAGTGTTATTGGCAGTGACACTGCCATTGCCCAGACTGTTGCCAAACACAATTGAATAGTCTGCTTGGCTTTGAAACGTGACCTGTCCTGCGCCGTAGTCGTTGAGTTCTGAAAAATTATTCACTGTAAATGTCTCCTGTGGCTATACCAGCCCCGTATCTGGTGTTGGTGGCATAATCATACAGCACATCTCCAGGTTGTGTCATACTACTTGAAAGTTCGAACAGCATTTTAGGCACTCCGTTGAGACCTTTTTCACTGTTGTAGATCACAGTGATGATGGCCATCACAAGATCGTTCATCACATGCATGGGTGTCCAGCCGGGCACTATGTCCCAGGCGTTGGTTGCTGTGATGGCATAGCCATTGTTCAAAGGTATTTGACTAATGCCAAATGAGTTGCCGGCATACATGCGAATGGTCACCAGGTCTCTCATGGTGATGTCTTGCACACCATTGCGATCCACTGTGGAGTCCAAGGTGCAACCATCTTCTTTGAACACTGCACGTTGATCGTTCACATACACCTGGTCCCAGGTGTAAGTGGTGGCTGAGCCGCTGCTGAGCAAGGTGCCAGTCTTTTCACAGATGGCAAACACATAGGTCATTTTGGTGCGATCATCTGAAATATTGGCATCTACAATAATGCCAGGCATTGTGTTTTTACCATACAGCACAGGTATTCTATTGTTTTGATCTGGTATGACCTGTATGGCCTGTCCTGTGTCTTGTTTGGACGGTGCAGGTGTCCGGGCCTGTGTGGCAGCATCATTGTCTCGTCCAATGCTCTTGGTGACCTGACTCACTGCATAAGCACTCAACGCAGTGCGTGCCAGACTTGAACCTATGTCATTGCCAGAAAATAGGCCAATGGCCTGTTTACCAAGATCTGTAATGGTGTCAAACAGGCTCATGCGGGTCCTCCAAAATTAAAGTTACTGCGGCACAGGCAGCCTATACGATCCATACTGAGGTCTCCGGGATAGTATCTTTTCTGATCTTCTTTGGCAGTGCGTCTGCCTGACACTTTGTTGCCCAACTGACTCACTGTGCTGGCACAGGTCAAGCTGATCACAGCAGTGCCTGATCTATCTGCTTCGGCGATGTTGGCTGTGAAATCTATAGCAAAATTAGTTATGATTCCAAAAAATCTACCTGTAGGATTGTCAGCAATGGCCAAGGCAGATCCTGTGTTGGGATCAAACACATAACGACGCACTTGCACTGTGCTGCCTCTTAATAGAGTTTGTTTTGCCAATGTCAAGTTTTCTGCAGGTATACCAGAAATGCTGATGGTAAGTTCTTGTCCAGTGGCACGGATATTGTTCTGTGTTTCACTCAGGCTGACCAAGCTGCCTAGCCCGGTATAGGTTGTGCCGTCCACAGTGAGACTTTTCCAATAGGTAGAAAAAGTAGTGACAGCTTCATCTGGCACAGCAATACGGATCAACAGTGCAGAACCAATGGCAGAATAATTAGCGAGATTCATTAGACCAAGGCCTCAACAAAAACAAATGGACCAGACCAACTCACTTGATCTCTTGCAAATATAGTCCAATCTGGAAATGTTTTGCAACGCACAGACCAAGTCACAGCAGGTCCAATTTTCAAAGTGGCTGAGCCAGCAGTGGCCAACAAGGGTCTATTCAAGGTCACTGTGTTGGAATTGTATGGCACATCTGCTGCCACTTGATAAGCAGATGCAGAGCCCAATTGTAAGATGTCACCGGCTCTGAAGTTAAATCCTGACGCTGCCTGTCCACCTGTGAGTGTTATGGTGTTGCCGGTGGTCCAACTAGCAGTTACGGCAGCAGGATTGGCACAGTTGCCTTGATAAGCATTGAGCCAACTGGTATATCCTGCGTTGCTCAACAGCACCGTGGCTGCTGTGGATCTACCCAGGGCCTGTGCAGTAGAAATTTCTTGTCTCAGCTCGCTCCATCTAATGCCATCGGGCACTTTCACTGTGAACTGCCAAGGTGCGGCATTCAGTGTGGTGCTTCTATAAGTGCCATCCAAACTCTGAGTGGCAGCTACTAGAGGTTTGGTATCTATTGCCAAACTTTCTGCATAATCAAAAATCCATTGAAAACTCATTGTTATCTCCCGTAACTAGGTATGCCACGGCCACCTTGCATGGCCACTGCGTGAATAAACTGTGGATCTCTAGCCACAAGTGCTTGGAAACTGGCAGCATCCACTGCACTGATATTGTAGGTCACTGAGCCACCTGACATGGGTGTGACACTAGCAGGGCCGCCAACAAATTCTGGTCCACGTTCGCCCACAATGCCAAACTTACCTGCACCAATGTTGCCACCATTGGCAAAGAAACCATCAAAGAAACTACCAATTGTATCTAAAATACCACCGCCACCACCACCGCCACCACCACCGGAAAAGATGCCGCCGATTGTGTCAACCACGCCGCCAATGGCATCGCCAATGCCGCCGAATACATTGCCTACAGCATCTTTAACGCCGCCAAATATATTGCCAATGGTGTCAAATATGCCACCACCAGAGCCGCCTTGTTGACCAGTCTGTCCACCACCAAACAGGCCGCCACCACCTGTGCCACCCGAACTCACATCATACACATACATAGGGCTGTTGGCACTTTGGCCTCTGGTAGCACCACCACCTGCCGCACCACCAAATAAACTTCCTAATCCTATTGCATCGCCAAAACTGGCAATGGTTGATTTGATCTGACTGCGTAGCAGTTCTTCTGCCATGTCGGCCACAAATGTTTTCCACTGAAACTTGCCTGTTTTGGCAAAGCCCACAATGGCATCTTCCAATCCTGAAGTGAACTTGTCAAACACTCGCCCTGCCACAGCCGCCGCATTGGTGGCAGCATCTGTGTATTCTGCCCAGGCCTTGGCCCAGCCTGTGCCAAATGATCTTGACTGTGCTGTCAACTGCTTTTGTGCGGCAATTACGCCTTCAATGCCTTTCTTTGAGGCAGCATAGTAGGCTGCTTGTTCAGCACTGTTGAGTGGTGCACCACGACGAGCTTCTTCAGCACGTATGGCTGCCTTGGCTGAATCATCTGCGGCTCTGGCAATTTCACGATATTTCTTTTCAATGTCCGACAGAGTCAGGTCAGCCATTTCACGCTGAATGCTCAACAGCTTGTCTTCCAGACCCTGTTGTTCTTTCAGCCCAAACAGTCTGAGTTCTTCTAAGTTCTTGGCATCATTCAGACCTGACACCAGTGCAACCAATCTCATTTGTTCAGATTTAGACAGTGCTTGCACAGCGGCAATTTGCTTGTCGTATTCTTGTCCTAGCCCGCCACGTTTTTCTGCCGCATTGAGATTATCTCTTGCTTTGGTTAGTTTATCAACTTCATCTGTGGTGGTCCTGGTTAGATCAGCAATTACTTGTAAGATTTGTTTTTGCTGTTCGCTCTTGCCAATCAGTTCAGTTTCTAACTGTAATGTTCCTGCTTTGCTATCTAGTTGTTTCCTAAACTCTGCTGTGATACCGGCTATTTCTAATTTTTGTTTGGCCAGTGCATCTTGAATTTCTTTATCAAGTTTTAATTTTTCATCTGCCAAGGCTGTTTGCCGGGCCAGTTCTTCATTTTGTCGTTTGTAAAGTTCCAGGTGTAGTTGACCGTTGCCACGTCCTGCCCCGCCGCCACCTTGGCTGGGCGGCGCTGCCATTCCCAAAGCCGCACCAATTTTG